GAACGTTATCTACCTGAAAAAGCAATTAAGGCTCTTTCTAGTGCAGAATACGCCGCCAGTACGGCTGCTAAACGAAAAGCAACTAGAGCAGGTAGACAAGTATCTAAACAGCCCAAAAAGATTGCTACAAAAACGGCGAGATTTAGATGAGAAAATACGAACTATATCTAAAATTAGCGAAGCCCTTCCAGAAGGTAGGAAACTATCTAATGCTAAAACACGTAAAAGCTCTGAGACAATGGCAAGCAAAACAAAGAATTAGACAGGAAAGACTTTAGTGGTAACCGTTGAACAATTCTTAGAATGGAAGATATTACCAAGATGTATGATGCTTGCAAGCACAGTAATGTCATGGCGATGTGCAGAATGGTTTATGGAACTTGATGCACCAACAGCAGCTCAGTCAGCTTTCGTGTCAGTAGTTATGGGTGTGATGACAGGTGTCTTTGGCATTTGGATGGGTCACGAACATAAAGGAGATAATCATGTTAACAGCGTTGATAGGACCAATCGCAAATCTCGCTAGTTCTTGGATGGACAGCAAGGTTGAGAAGGTTAAAGCTGAAGGACAAGCAAAGGTAGCACAAGCTAAAGCGAAAGCAGTTGTGGCTGAGAAGGTGGCAACAGGCGAAGTTGAATGGGAAAAGTCTATGGCAGATGCCACAGATAATTCATGGAAAGACGAATTTGCCTTGACAGTTTTACTTTTACCTGCTATACTAGTGTTCATTCCTAGCATGACAGAATATGTAAGAACAGGGTTTGAGGTATTGAATACACTACCTGAGTGGTATCAATATCTTTTGTTTATAGCAATTAGTGCATCATTTGGTATCAAGGGTGCAGGACAAGCTATGAAGATTATGGGGAAGAAATAATGTTTACTTGGCTATCAACAACAGGAAGTCTTTTTGGTGATATAATAAAAGCCACTAAAGCAGGTGGTGCAAGCTCTATGACTAAAAAAGTTAAAGCTAAAAAGGGTGATACATTAAGTGATATAGCAAAAGCAAATAATACAACACTACAAAAACTAATGAAATTAAATCCTAAATTTAAAACAGGACAAGATAAAGGCACTCCTACTAAAGGAACAAAAGAACAAAAAACAATAAGAGTTGGTAGTTCTATATTAGTACCTGACCCTCACACGTTTAAAAAAGGAAAATTAACACCTTCTGTTTCTAAAAATAAAAAAGATGTTTATAAAAAAGTAACAAAAAAAGAATTTAAAGAAATGAATGTACCTTTAAAAAAGAAGAAAAAATAATGAACTTAATAAAACTACAAAATGAAATAGCAGATGATGAAGGTGTTAAATACGAAATTTATAAATGTTCAGAAGGATATCCTACTGGGGGTATTGGACACCTAATAACTGAATGGGATGAAGAATTTTACGAACAGCCAATAGGCACAAAAATTCCAAATGAACAAGTAGATGATTGGTTTGCGAAAGACATAGAAACAACTATAAAAGATTGTAACCTATTGTTTTCGCAATTTGATAATCTGCCTGAAGATATACAACATGTATTAGCGAATATGTGTTTTCAATTAGGCAGACCTCGTTTATCTAAGTTTAAAAACATGATTGCTGCTGTAGAAGATTGTGATTGGGCAAAGATGGCAGATGAGATGGAAGATTCTCGTTGGTTCAAACAAACTCCTAACAGAGCACAGAGACTGATAACACGAGTTGACAGAGTATATGCAAGAGAAAGTGTACCATCATGAGTAGAGAACTAACTGAAAGACAGCAAAAGTTTCTATCTGTTTTATTTGATGAGGCAGGTGGAGACGTAGTAACAGCTAAGAAGTTAGCAGGATATTCCGATAAGTCAAATACATCTGAAGTTGTAAAATCTATGAAAGATGAAATCATGGAAGCTACACAGTTGTTTATGAGTAGGAATGCACCTAAAGCAGCAATGGCTATGGTAGGCGGCTTAAATGACCCTACTGAGTTAGGTATTAGAGATAAGATGGCGGCAGCTAAAGAATTGCTAGATAGAACAGGTTTAGTAAAAACTGAGAAGATGCAAGTAGAAGCAACAGGTGGAGTTGTTCTTATGCCACCTAAACAAGTAGCACAGGAAGATGATGACAGCTAGGTCTATAGGTAAATGGAAACTACCGCAACCAACAGACTTAAAAGATGAAACAGAGTGGGTACAGATACCACGTATAGCTAGGACTGTTCCATTCGGCTATAAACTAAATGAAGATGATTCTTATTTATTAGACCCTATACCCGATGAGCTAGATAAACTAGAAATGGCTCGTAAATATGTGAATCAGTATTCTTATCGTGAAGTAGCTAATTGGCTAACTAAACAAACTGATAGATATATTTCACACGTAGGTTTAAGAAAAAGATTGGATAATGAGCAACACCGTAAAAACAAAGCTAGAAGCTTACGCAAGTGGGCAGAGTATGCAGAAAAGGCAATCACCAAAGCGAAAGAAATCGAAGAAGCAAGAACAGGTGCAAGCAAAGAAACAAAAGCAAGTAGTAGTACCTAGTATACAAGTAGAAGAAAAGATTGAGTCGTTAGAAGAATCACATAATGTAATATTCAAACCTAACGAAGGACCACAGACAGATTTCTTAGCCGCTAGTGAAAGAGAAGTATTGTACGGTGGTTCAGCAGGAGGTGGTAAATCATATGCCATGCTTGCAGACCCTTTAAGGTATATGGGTCACCCTGCATTTAGTGGATTGTTATTAAGACATACGACTGAAGAACTTAGAGAACTTATATTTAAATCTCAAGAGATATATCCTAAAGTATATCCGGGGATTAAATGGTCAGAAAGAAAGATGCAATGGGTTGCACCATCAGGTGCAAGGTTATGGATGTCATATTTAGACAGAGATGATGATGTACTTCGTTATCAAGGTTTGGCATTTAGTTGGATAGGTTTTGATGAATTAACACAATGGTCTACTCCGTATGCTTGGAATTACATGAGGTCACGACTTCGTTCTACTGCACCTGATTTGCCTATCTATATGAGGGCAACTACTAACCCGGGTGGAAGAGGTCATCACTGGGTAAAGAAAATGTTTATTGACCCATCACCTTATGGAAGAGCATATGATGCAACAGACATCGAAACAGGAGAAGTCCTTAAATATCCGGCAGGACATAAAAAGGCTGGAAGAGCATTATTTAAAAGGAGATTTATCCCTGCACGATTATCAGACAATCCTTACCTTGCGAAGCAGGGGGATTATGAAGCCATGCTCCTATCATTACCTGAACAACAACGAAGGCAATTATTGGATGGCGATTGGGATATTAAGGAAGGTGCTGCTTTTACTGAGTTTGATAGGAGTATTCACACTGTTGAACCTTTTCGGATACCTAGTAATTGGGTTAAGTTTAGAGCTTGCGATTATGGGTACGGTTCTTATAGTGGGGTTCTTTGGTTTGCTGTATCACCGTCTGAACAAATTATTGTCTATAGAGAACTCTATGTTAGCAAAGTCCTTGCCACAGATTTGGCAGATATGATATTAGAGGCGGAGTCAGGTGATGGAAACATTAAGTACGGTGTTCTTGATAGTAGCCTTTGGCATAAACGTGGGGATACTGGTCCTTCTCTTGCGGAACAAATGATTATGAAGGGATGTCGTTGGAGACCTTCAGATAGAAGTAAAGGTAGTCGTGTATCAGGTAAAAATGAAATACATAGAAGATTACAGGTAGATGAGTTTACAGAAGAACCTCGATTAGTATTTTTTAATACTTGTACTAATATAACAGCACAATTACCTGCATTACCTATTGATAAAAAGAACCCTGAAGATATTGACACACATTCAGAAGACCACTTGTATGACGCACTAAGATATGGTATAATGTCAAGACCACGTTTTAGTATATTTGACTATGACCCAATGGGTTCACCTACAAGAAGCATGCCAATGGCAGATGCTACATTTGGATATTAAGGATATAAAATATGGCTGAAGAAGAAATTATAATGGAAGATAAAGCTATAGCATTAGAAGACACAGAAAATAGTGTAGTTGATGATGCTCAAGTAAATAGTATGGTAGACTTCGTATCAGAAAAGTATCAAAGAGCAGAAGATTATAGAAACAATGATGAAGAAAGATGGTTAAGAGCTTATAGAAACTATAGAGGTTTATATGGTTCTGATGTTCAATTTACTGAAGCTGAAAAATCTAGAGTATTTATTAAAGTCACTAAGACTAAAACATTAGCTGCCTATGGTCAGATTGTTGATGTGTTATTCGCAGGAACAAGATTTCCTATTAGCATTGAACCTACTATGTTACCTGAAGGTGTTGCAAAGGATGTAAGCTTTGACCCTAAAGAACCAGAACAGCTTAGAGATGAACCTGCCCTAGAAAGCCCATATGGCTTCACTGGGGATGGAAAGGACTTACCTGCAGGTGCTACTGCCCAAACACTACAAGATAAGCTAGGACCTCTTGAGAACAAGCTACAGGATATAGACAGTTTAAGAGAAGGTGCAGGTAAAACACCTACATCAGTTACTTTTAGTCCTGCCATGGTAGCTGCGAAACAAATGCAAAAGAAAATACAAGACCAATTAGAAGAGTCTAGTGCATCTAAACATTTAAGAAGTACAGCTTTTGAGATGGCACTTTTCGGTACAGGTGTAATGAAAGGACCTTTTGCAACAGATAAAGAGTATCCTAATTGGGATGAGGAGGGTGAATACAATCCTGTATTTAAAACTGTTCCACAATTAAACCATGTATCTGTATGGAATTTTTTTCCTGACCCTGATGCTAATAACATGGATGAAGCACAGTATGTAATTGAAAGACATAAGATGTCTCGTACTCAATTAAGAGCATTAAAAAAGAGACCTTTCTTTCGTGGTGCAGTTATAGATGAAGTTATATCAGTAGGTGAAAATTATATTAGGAAATATTGGGAAGATGATTTAACAGACTATTCACCTGATAATGGTATAGATAGATTTGAAGTGTTAGAATATTGGGGT